ACCGTAGCCTCTGGCGGTGACCCGTTCCTCCGCATCTTCGATGAGATACTTCTGACGCTTACGGTAGAACTCGAACTCTTCCCGTATGGCGTATTCGGTTGGGTTAATCCAGGCGTTGTACCTGTCCCCGCCGAAGTCGATCCAGACCAGAGCCCCTGTCTTGAACTCCTCAACCTGGATCTGCTTACGACGCCAGCGAGCTTGATGGACAAACATCCACAGCTTGGAATCTTCACCGTAGATCAGCTTCTCAAAAGCCAGCTGTTCCTTAGCAGCCGATTTGGCAATCTTATTTCGAGCCTTCGAGTAGCGAGCCAACATAGCTGCTTCGAACGCTTCCCATGCAGCCTTACGGCTAGTAACGCGAGGAGTGGATACCTCGCGCCCAGATGGTTGCTCAAGCATTTCAGGCTTTCCAGGACAGTTTGTTATCTTTGGTGATTTCAACAACCAAGGTATTGGTGGTCGAGATGTAGCTCACAGGGAACCCTGCGTCACGAACGACCTTGGCGTTGATGCCGTGGAGTTCGTTATTGGAGATCAGCTGCTGCTTGAGCTTGTGCATCATGATCTTGAAGATCGGCGAAGCGACCTCATCACTGATGAACTTCTCACGCTCAGCCGGCGTCATGCTCGGTTTACCGCATTTTACATCAGGTTCCTTGGTGATGATACCTTTGAAGATCACCAGGTAGTCGATGACGTTCTGCAGATCGTGCCAAGTGACCGATGGGATGCAACCACCCAATGCCAACCGACCGGTGTCGCGTACCACTGCCTCCTGATACTCGCTAGGAGCGATCTCAGGCTCTGGGTTACGGCCGATGACCCGGTAGGCCAGCTCAGGACCTGTCGGCTCTCTGCCGAGCTCCTGGACGGCGTCAACGTAGTCTGCAGCAGTGACCGTGACGATGTCAGCAATGCCTGCTTTCTCAGCGTGCTCTTCGATCGTGATCGAAGGGTCGGCGTACGGCACGTACTTGCTTTCAGTGCCGTTATCGTACCGCTTACGCTCCAGGCCCTTGCTGGCCAGATACTCGTCCATGTTGTGGACGTTGGCGTACGGCTTCTCCGGGAAGTTGTCGGAGAGATCAACCAGAGGCTTCTCCGCCGGAGTATCATCCCACGGCAGCTCAGTGTCTTCAGCCGCCTTGATCGCGTCCTTGGTGAATTGACGCTCGGCCAAGGTGGTGTTGATCCAGACTTTGGTGATCCCATCGATTCCTGTACCAGGATCACGATCTTGCAACGCGGCATTGAGCGCGTCCATGTCGATGGCGTCTTCGAAGTATTTCGGATCGATGCTTTCAGGCATCAGCAGGTAGTGAGCCTGGACGTGAGCGAAAGCGTTACGAACGTTAGCGATGTTTGGAACTCGTACTTCAACCATGATCAGGTCCTTTTAATTCTCAAAGTTTGGGGCATAGACGGGGTGGATTTCCACCCCTCTTCCTATGCTGTTCTTACGCCGCCGATGCGGCATTGCGGAGCAGGAGTGCTGACCTTGTCAGGCGCGCACGATTTGCAGTAATAGCCGTAAGAAGTGCTGATGCCAGACTTCTCAGTAATGCGGACGACAGCACGCTTGTTGCAGTCGTCACAATCTTGATCTTCCCCAGCACGCAACTGGTAGCGATAACCTACTTCGTTAGCATCCATGACCGTGCCCTCCCCGGGCGTTTGTGTTGGTTAATCATGTCGAAAATGTATGATCGAAATAAAGTTGATTGTTATCCTGTGACTCCCGAACACCTCCTGGCGGATCACTCCAATGGAAAGTCTTTACTCAGGTAGCCCGGCTAAACGTAATATCAAGTCGGTCTTTGAGCACCACTGTGAGCACATGGTCTTTGACCAGAAGATGCTGCGGAAGGTGCAAACTTACGAACAGCAGTTCGTCAATAAGAACGATGCCCACATCTCATTCTTCGGCGGCAACCTCATGGGTGTCGATCCGGTGCGTTTCAAAGACGAAGACCGGAACCGGTGGTTTGATGAGGTGATGGATGTAGACGAAGATTCTCTTGAGGACGATCTTCACGCCCTCCCAGAGGTCGTCACTCACCGTCATGTATCCTCCGACACAATGAACCTTGCCTGCTTGTGGATGATCCATAAGTTCCTTACCACGGATAAGCTCAGCGACGCCGAAAAGCACGACGGCGCTATGGCTGTAGCCCTGGTCCTCCAATATAAATACATTACATCTATATTGGCAGCGTGGTTCAAATTTAACGCAGACCCGATCATCGCTCAGGCTACTTACGCAGCGCTCAGCAAGCGCTTCGGTCTCAAGGTAGCCGGTAACTGGGGCGAGCTCCTGCGTCGTCGTGCGGAAGCAATCGTTGGCAAAGGTCAGCTGTGGTACAAGGCACTCGTCTCGTTCGATAAGGACATCGATAAGATCGCCAACGACACCCAAGGTCGGATCAAGGACATCCTGAAGAACATCCGTGACATGTTCACGGTGGTGCAGAACTCTCCAGAGATGCAGATCCGTAACGTGGGTTCGACCATCGAACTGGATGGCGAGCTGAAGATCCGCGACAAGACCCGCTTGATTTCCAGCTACATGCGTTACCTGCTCGGTATCTTGAGCGACCGTAACAACTTCATCATCCCAGAACTGGTTGACGTTATCGCCAAGACGGTTCCCACGATGCCTAGGAGCGCGCTGGTGAACGTTCTGTCGTACATGTCGAACAACGCCTCGCCTAAGGCTGACGCTCGCGTACAGAAGATCTGTGAGCTTACCTTGCAGCATGCCTTCGACTACTTGAACAAGAACCCGAACACGATGGCGTCTAACAGCGACATCCCGGGCCTGATCAAGAAGATGCGTTCGCTCTACCAGGCGTCTCGTACCAACAACCCAATGATCCTCGAGATGCGTGAGCTGACTGAAGAGATCACCGCCATTGCCATCCGTTCCAAGAACAAGGTGTTGGTGGCTGCAGTACGTAACGCGGTGCTGCTCTACATCCTGATCCGCACGTTCACCATGCACCACTACCAGAAGTGACATAAGGGCCGGGGAAGTTCCCCGGCCTCTATGCTGTTTAGAACCGACCGCCGTAGCGATACGGGTTGAAGCCGTAGTTGCGTGCAGTCAAGCGAGGAGCCGAACGATTGGCCTCTGCTTTCTTGTCCGCCACCACTTGGGACTTACGGTCGATCGAACCGATGTCATCTACGGCGTCTTCACGAATCTCGGTCTTCAGCGAAGAGATCTTCGATTCGATGTAACGGATCTCCAGCATGCCTTTGGCGTCAGCCAGTTGGGCAGTCAGGCGATCCAGTTCCAGGTTCAGACGTTCTTGACGCAGAGCTGCGCGCTGTTCCTTCACGTCGTCACCAGTAGCAGCGACTTTCAGGCGGCACAGCACTTTACGGTTGTCGATACCGTAGTGGTCGAGGTTACGACCTTCACGCAGGAACCACTGAGCGATCAACCACGAGATTACATGGTCATCGTGCCCGGAGGATTTGTGGTCGATCCGACCGTTCTTCTCAACCAGGGACGAAAGCTCATCGATCAGCGATGCATCACGAATCAGCTTCGGAGCATCGTTGGTAGCCTCCCGCAGCGTAACAATGTACAGATCTTCACGCAGAGGACCAGAGGTTGGGAAACCAAACTGGTTACGGTACGGGAAGTATTTACGCTCGGTAGGAGTACCCGCCGAGTATTCACGGTAGTTACGCTTCTCGTTATCTGAACCACGCGCAGTATCCACGATACGGCTGTAGATACGACGGCCCGGGTCGATGCCTTTGAGCGGCAGTTCGATGAGCAGGTCATCGAGGATACCGATCCAGGTAGACTTGGCTTCAGGCACCAGGGTTACCAGCGGGTGGTCTTCCATGAACTTAGCAAGCCATACGGCGAACCAAGTCAGAGACGATTCACCAACCATGAAGCTGGCCAGAGTCTCACTGGTTTCCACATCTACCAGCACGCCAGTAATGGCGTCTCGACCAACGGCGTTCGAGGTATCGAGGCCGAGGATAGCTTGGCGGCTCTTAACGTACTCGACATCGCGGTGATACTTGACCTGATACCGATACTTAGGATCAGTGATCACGATAGGTGCCGAGTTGATGTGGTCCCGAATGCGGTTGAGTAGTTTCTCAGGGATCGGGTTACTGGTCGAACCGAACGTCCACTGACCAAGGAAGTCTCGCTTGATCTGGTCACGAGTACCTGGGGTAGTCGCGATCTTACCTTTGAGCCATTCGTTGGTCTTGCCAAGCTGCAAGTGGTTGAACGAGATGTCGACGTATGGCGCCGACCGGTCCTCGCACTTACTGTTGGCCATGATGATGGTTACAGCGTCATCACGGTTGTCCGCATCAAAGAGCATCTCGGAGAAGAACATCCCCTGCTTCTTGATGGTCTCGTACACGTACTTACCAGACTCGGTAGACAAGTCGCCGGCGGTAGTCGTGTAGAGAATCGCGTGGAACTTCTTGTACTTGCGCGCCTTATCGAAGGAAGCCGTGGTCGATGCAATCAGCGCGGGAATGGATACCTTGGCGTTAGGCAGGAACGGCGGTTCGTCGACGTTTACAAAGTCAGGGGTCTTACCGCGACCCACGGAGTTGGCATCGTCTGGCGAGCCTTGAGGAACGTACGAGTAAGTCTGGTTCTCGTTCATCAAGGTTGTGAATTCGTACTGGTTGTCCGTGTCCTTCGGAGTCAGATACCACATCCACTTAGGAAGCGCCGCACGGAACTTCTTGTAGTGTTTGATCTCATCTCGGCGAAGGTCACCCTTGGTGAACAGTACGTGAGTCGCGCCCTTGGTGATGAAGATGTGGAACAGCACCACCAAGAAGCGGGTGTTCAGAGTCTTACCGGTCTGACGGATCTGCTGAACGAAGGTAATGAACGAGTTGAACACGCACCAGAACATGGCGATGTTACCGCGGTTCGCTTCGAGCATGATGAGGTTGTCGCCGTCCGGGATACGGATCACCTCACGCAGAGCGTACCAAGGGTTCATCGCACATTCGAGCAGGATCAGATCCATCTGCTCTTCGGTGAGGTCTTCCGAATGAGGGTTGACCCCACGAAGTTCTTCGTTATGCAGAGCTAGGAAGAAGTACCAGTTCTGGATACCCATTGCCTGATACTTGTACGCCATCTCGACCCAGCTGAAGTTACGGCTGCTGACGTCAGCGATAGCATGTGGATACCGATCCCAGTCTTCAAGATACAGGATCGGTTTGAATTTAATAGCCATGGATCACCTCTGCAGCATAGCCCACTGAGCGGGTTTCCCCGCCCAGTGAGGTGCATCATTGCGAATGCGTCGGAAGACCGGACACGCCAAGCTGGAGGTCCCGGCCACCGGCCAGGCGTTTGATCCACTTGAGGTAAACGGTTTCGCCTTCCGCCAAGTCGTTGATGAAAGCGATGTCGTTCATCCACTGACCGATCGGCACCTCGACCGTACGCGTCTTCGTAGTAACGATGAAGTGCGTAGGTTCTGGAGCTTTGGCTTCGGTCTGAGGATCGTAGAGCGGCTCGCTGTTGTAGTACATCATATCGAGCCAGACGGTCTTGTTGGCTGCGCCGTTCATCACGTTGATGAAGGACATGCCGTTGGTACCGGCCTTGATGACGGCTTGCAGCTTGTCGCCGTACCAGTTCTTCTGGTTGCCCGCGAAGCGCAGCTTCCAATTACTAGAGTTGGCGATACCGCCGTCACGCAGCAGCGCGACCTGACTTGACTGGGTGTGGCGAGCATCGCCGTACTCGACATCGACTGCCTTCAGGTTTACACCGAAGGTCAAGTGCTGAGTCGAGGTGTATTCCAGACCATCGAACGGTGCGCTCTCTTCCGACAGCTCGATCGCGCCTTTCGGTACACGACGTGCCACCGAACGGTTGAGATCGTACAGCCAGTATTCCAGAGCGTACCCAACCATGTTGGACACCCAGGTCGGGAAGGCGTACAGCTTGAGGCTGCGAGCAGGGTCTGCAGGCGTACCAATGATCCGGTATTCCTCGGTCACTGCACCGTTGGCCGTCTCGCCTTGCAGGTAGGAGTATTCCTCCGAATCGCTGAGGGCGTAAGACAGGAGCAGCGGATGAGGCGTGCCGATGATGGTTGGAGACCAGTACTTCAGGCCCAGCAGCTTGAACTTGCCGTTTGCCAGCTCGTCGACCACATCGAGAGTACGCGTGGTGCCATCGATGTAGGTGACCTTCGCCCGCAGTGCCAGAGTGGCCACAGTGACGTTGATCGGAACCAGCAGGGTGTTCGGCTCGGTCTTCGACAGGTAGGGGCTAAGCAGTTCGATAGAACGTACCCGCTTCTGACCTTGCGAAGGTAGACGCACCAGGTTGGTGTTCATGACCAGCAGCTTAGCTTTACTGATCAACTGGTTCTGGTCGTTGAAGATACAGGCGGTGCAAAGCTCACCGTCATTCATCGCCTTGCTGGTGTAGCCCATCACCGGCGCTTTGATGGCGCGGTTGTTGAGCTTCTCGTTGGCAACGAGGTCCAGCGGGATCAGTTCGTTGACGTAATCGCCGGACTGGTCGTAGTAGGCGCCGATGATCTCACCGTTCTCGGTGATGTCGATACCTTTGTAGACAACCATCCACTTGGCCTGCGACCCGTACACATGCAGGGCAGCATGCACAGCCATGCGGTGAGGGAATACGCGGGTGTCGATGAACAGACGCCAGGTCTCGCTCGGATAGCCTGGACCCACGCCCAGCAGGACGTCTTCCACACCGACGTCGGACGCGTCTTTAGGAGGCTCCCACGATACGAGGTCAGCTACGTAGCTGGTGTAGTCGACCCGAGAAACCCGGAACCAGCCCAGCTCGAAAGACCACGACACGTCGTCTACGTTAGGAACGTAGTGACCAGAGCCTTGGACCACGTCACTGCCGTCATCGACGAGACGGTACTTGTAGAGGTTCTTGATGTTGAACGAGAGGTTGAGCTCTCGAGTCTGATCAGTGATCACATACCCGCCATCTGGTAGCGGGATGATAGTCTCAGCCATAGTCTCTGACTCAATGAGGGGAGGCTGTTAACCTCCCGGTTGATTATTCCCCGACTTCGGCCCAGGTCTGGTGCGGGTGCGGATGGTCTTCCATCTCGTGCTGATAACCCTCTTCCACGATAACCGTGTGTCGGTTGATCGCGACCTTGTCACCAAGGTAGGCTTCGATTGCACGAGTCACAAACCGGAACTGGTAAATGTCCAGCTTGATGACCTCAGTCTCTGGATGTGGTTGGATCATGACGTAATCCGTGTTCACATCTTTAAGCGCAGGATCGTACGGCAGGATCCACTCGTAACCCACGAGCTTGGCTTTCACGTCGTTGAGACTATACTCGCCTTTGAACTCGTCCATCAGCAAGATGCCGTTGAGCATGTCGTAGATGAGCTTAGCCGTGAACGGACTGAACACCGGATACTTGTTAGGAATCGGGTTCGGCTGAGGCTTGGCAGGTTCCGGCAGGCCGAGGGTCAGGTAGTCTTCGACTTCCTTATCAATGGCCTCAGACTTAGCCTTCAGGACGTAGGTGTCGCCATTGGTCACGCCAGCCATTGGGATCACTGGGTTCGAGATCTGGTAAGGCGTACCGTTGGCAACTTCCACCGTCAGGGTGGCCTTGTCTTCAACGAAGCCGACCTCACTACGAGTGAACAGCTGACCACCGACCACGATCCGGCAGACCTTATCGTCACGCACGTTGAAGCGAGCGTTGCGGCTCAGCTCATTGTACTTGACGAAGCCTACGTCCTTGGCTTTCTCAAGCTGCATGTCCTTGTCGCAGAAACCACGACCACGAACAACAACCGTCTGCAGAGTGCCGGGCTTCAAGAAGACCTTGTTCACGATGCATACTTCCGGCCACTTGACGTAGTAGTCGATATCTTCGATCAGGCTGAAACCGTTGAGGAACACATCGAGCTGACCAGGCGGAATGTCCATGACCGAAGTCACAGGTACCCGACCACCACGTACCTCCTCCACGTTGACGGTGAACGCCAACAGATCGTCCCGATAGTTCAGTTCGATAGTGGAAGCCAAGAAGTCTTTCGAGCTCTTGACGGCAGTGTGGAACCGTACCGGGTTGACGTTCCAGGTAACTACGTTACCTACGACGGTGTAATACTCGGCATCGCCGGTTACGTCCTTCCAGTCGTTCTGACTGACACCGTTGTAGATATTGCTCACGTAGAACCGGTAGTCGACACCAGTCTCGAGAGTCTGGCTTACCGTGTCGTACTTGGTGCAGAGGCCCACGCCGCCTTTACCGATGAACGCTTCCACGTACTTCGTTTGAGCGTTACGAACCGGATACTCGATCGAGTAGTCGTGTGGATACCAGCCCAGCAACACACCAGCCGAGTTGTACTCGAAGATGGTGGAGCGGTAGGTCAGGCTGAACGGCAGAGTTACCCAGCCAGTGCCATCGACGTACTTGATAGGCGTGTCGCCAATCAGACGGCTGATCGCATTGTAGCCATAGGCGTCTTCGACCATCTGACGAGTGATACCCGTCATGGATTCGCCGAAGAGCTTGACGTACGGACTGTTCTCCAGAGCTGCAGCTTTCCACACCGAGACGTTGGCCGTTTGACCGATCATGGCATTCAGACGTTTGGTCTCAGGCAGCTTGAACAGCTCCTTAATGCGACCGTTCTCATCGACAAGTTTCCGATCCCAGCCGGACTTACGTACGATCACCTCGATCCGAAGATCTTGGTTCCAGTACCAGCCGTCAGGACTGTCATCGACGTAGCCGCGCAGGAACGCGGACGGAATCGAGAAGTCACGGTGGGTGACGTTACGGATCGACTTGTCGAAGTTCTGGTTGTAGTAAACCCCAGTGTACTTCGCTGCCAGCTCGTAGTTGAGCAGGTAGATGTCGATGTCGTCTTTGAAGTCGATGGTGGTGCCAAGGCCCGGACGTGGGATCAGATACTTCGCCAAGTTGTCGCGGGTACTGTCGAAGGACTTCAGCGTCTTGGTCTTGATCTCGAGCACTTCTTTGACCGAGGAGTCGTAGTAGTATTCGATAGCATCGCCAAGCTTCAGCGTAGTGAGGTTGAGGTCACGTACACGCCGTCCATTGACAAACGCCCAGGCATAACCAGGCTTGGATTGCGCATCACGCCACAGCACTTGGAACTGATAGAACTGAGCCTCGGTGGTCGGGGACATGCCCTGAACATCGATACCGCCGTTCATCGGACCAAGCTTGCCATCGAAGTACGCATTACTGCGCCATCTGATCCAAGGTTGGACTTCACCGAGGTGAGCGATCTTCGGCGTGTGCTTGATAGCGACGACCAGAGCGCCCTTGCCGGTATAAAGGAAATAGGTGCGATGCAGTGGGAAGTGCAGACCGTTCTTGATGTAAACATCAATCAGCAGCGAGGTGCTAACACAGTGTGCTCTTGCGGATACCCACTTGTTCACGATGGTTTGCATCCCAACCAACTCTGGCGGGAGATCACCAATCATGAAGACGTGGTACCACTCACTTGGAGTAGGAAGGTTCCACGACCGCATGCCAATCTTGATATTGCCGATCGCGCCTGCCCGCTTGGTAATGCGCTGGGGACCGATGATGTGTTGACGGTCCTGTCCCGGAGCGCACCAAACGTTGTGATAAGCGTGATCAACCAGGAAGTCGGTTGAGCTGACCATGTATTACCTCTTACCCATGAGGTGGTTCATTTGCTTGAGGAATTCTTTGTCGTTCTGCTTGGACACCACGCGTTCGATCACCTTGCCGAGACCGGTTTTGGTGTAGCTGTGTTCTTCGACGGTCTTGTAGACCAGAGCGAGGAAGACAGGCGGGTATTCCAAGGCAACGGCAACGGACTCCCGATGGGCGGGACCGAAGGTGTAGTCCAGCGCACGATAAGCCAGTGGGATGTTCAACGGTTCAGCACGAGGGCTATCAAGCGCCTTACGTGCCCAGTCGATGAAGTCCTTCAGGTTATTGAGGCGAGGGATCTCACCCAAGATACCACCGAGGGTCATTGAATCGACACCCGGGATGTAACGGGACGCACGAACAACCAGCCTGTCGATGTCATCCTGCGAAGGATCCAACGGCAGCGGGTCAAACAGCTGGATGTAATAAACGGCGACCAGTGCTCGGAAGAACGACGTCTGACCGAAGTCAAGACTCAGGCGTTGAGCGAGTGCCATGCCGAACCAGCTGATGAACACCTTGGCAGGAAACTCACCGAGGTTCAGCATGTCCTTACGCATCGAAGGACCTTCAATCAGCCAAGCGGCACTGAGGTCAGCGATGCGCACTGCATGGTTGTACGCGTCTTCTTTTGCAGGGCGTCCGTCTTGACGCAGCAAAGAACGGCCGTCGATCACGGCAGGGGTTTGAAGGCCGACATTGTACTTCTCAGCTTCCACCCGAGTGATCGGTTGGAGGAACGGGAGCATCTCGGTAACACCCGGCGGAACGAGCTTCACACCGTAGACGCTACCGACTGCTGGCAACAGTTCTTCGTTGATTTCCAGACGACGGATAGCGGTCAACGTTTTGGAGAGATCGAAACGCGCACACGGACTTGTCTGGTATGGGGTGTCGAACATAGTTCGCCTCTCCTACTTATGTGAGTTAAAAGTTACATTTCATCGTTATGGAAGAAATAAAATAGTATGCTTACTCCGGCAAATGCGCCGAAGTTGGCTGACCATACCATTCCTCGACGTTCTGCGCAGAACATGCTCCTGGGAGTAACACCATGCCTGTAAGCGCCCTCAGCTCTTTGCCCCGCACCAACTACCGGGGCATCCAGGACGTTTCGCCGGTCAACGTGGCAATGCCCGTTGAATCGCTGCCGATCCGCCTGCCGCTCTTCATGGGCTTCGCACCTTGGGGTAGCTACGCTTCCGCCGGTTATGTAAACGCCGCCGGTCTGCAGCTGCTCTACGGTTCGGACGTTATCAGTCCGAAGTCGAAGTTCTTCACCCACCAGAGCCAGTTCCTTCGCTCGCACTTCACCGCCGGCGGCACTGCGCTGTTCCTGCGTCTGAAGGCGCCAAATGCCAAGCAGGCCACCTTCCGTCTCGCGCTCGATCTGATCGCTGACAAGGTTCCTCTGTACGAGCGTAACGGCGACAACAGCCTCAAGCTCGATCAGGATGGCAACAAGATTGCCACCGGTGAAACCACCGACGGCTTCCGCGCTCAATGGCGCTGGGTCCCGGTCACCGCCGGTACCGACGGTTCGCTGACTTTCGGCAGCGCCGACGTGTCGGTAGGTACTCTGGTGTCCACCGTTGACGGTACCAACTCCGAGCTGATCCCGATCCTGGATGGTCTGGCTCGTTGGGAAGGTGCCCGCGGTAACAACATCGGTTTCCGCCTGCATGCTCCAACCGTCTCGTCCACCGATCCGGCCGACGAAGACCTGCAAAACGAACTGGGCGCGTTCCTGTATCGCCTCCAGGTTGTTGAGCGTGCCAACGCCTCCAGCTCCGCGCAACTCAAGCGTACGCTGCAGAGCGAAAGCTACGTGGACTTCTCGTTCAAGCAGGGCACCATCAACCTGCAAACCGAGAAGCAGTATTACGCCGGCAAGGTGATCAAGCCTGCGTACGAATCCACCAACCCGGCTGCCTTCACCGGTTACGGCCCTGTCGACAAACTGGCTGTCTACGACGCCCACGTCCTCGATACCCTGACCAAGCTGGCTGCTCGCGAAAGCGAGTACACCACCGAAGACATCGCCGATCCGCATCAATTCAACTTCCTGACCGGTGTTGACGTTGCTGGCAACCCGTACCACACCTTCGTGGTGGAAGGTCCGAGCGCCGGTGGTCTGCTATTCGGTGAGCTGTCCAACCTGTACATGGTTGGCGGTGCTGACGGCGACATCACCCCTGCGTCGTACAACACTGTCGTTGACGAAGTGCTGAGCAACCTGGACGGTTCCGATGTTCCGTTCAAGGACATCGCTCGCATGCCGTACGACTCGGTGTGGGATTCCGGCTTCCCGCTGGACACCAAGAAGAAGTTCGCCAACTTCCACAACATCCGTCCGGACGTTGTCGTGCACGCGTGCACCCAGGATGTTGGTCGTGCCCTCAACACCCCGAGCGAAGACTCCTCGATCGCGATCTCGCTGCGTTCGCACTTCCGTGCAATGCAAGAGAGCCAGGAGTTCGGCACCAAGGCGCTGCGCTTCATGGTTGTTGGTCAGGCTGGTTACCTGATCGAAGACGACTACGACGGCCTCGTGCCGTTCCTCGAGTTCCTGATGATCCTGGCCACCCGCTACATGGGCGCTGCCAACGGTGAGATGGATTCGACCTACGCCTTCGGCCGCGGTGAACAGAACGTCGTTACCCGCTACCGTGACCACAACGTGGTTACCCGCGACCCAGAAGTTCGCAACAACGACTGGAACAACGGCCTGAACTACACCGAGTACTTCGACATGTCGCGCCTGTTCTGGGCCGGCCTGCAGTCGATCTACGAAGACCACACCTCGGTGCTGCACGGTTACATCAACGTGTGCATCGCGTGCAACCTGACCCGCATCGGCCACATCACCTGGCGTGAACTGTCGGGCGACTCGCAGTTGACCGATGACCAGTTCCTGGACGAAGTGACCGCTCGCGTCACCACTCGTACCTCGGGCAAGTACGACAACCGCGTGGACATCACTCCGCGTGCGTACTTCACCGACCAGGATGAGGCACTGGGCTTCCCATGGCACCTGGATATCGGTATGGCGGGTGACAACATCCGTACTGTCGAGAACCTCGCGGTTATCGCCAGCCGTCGCCGCGTACTCGAGGAGACCATCTAAATGGGTCGTTATTCGGAAACTCATCAGAACAAGGCGTACGCTAAGAACGCCCTGCCGCCCGTTCTGAACATGGCGGTGCAAGGTAACCAAGGTTACCTGACCGAAATGCAATACTACCCGTCGGCCACGGACTACATCCGTAAGCCGTTGATCATCAAGGTGCTGCAAGCGCCGGCTGGTTTGATGATGATGCCGAACGGGTCGGCGTACGTGGCTGCGTACAAGAACTTCGTCGAGAACTGGATGCAGTCCTGGCAGGGCTTCAACCGTACTCTGAGCGTGAACACCCAGGAAACTCAGCTGGGTAACGCGGGCGAAGTATTCCAGACCCCAGCTCGTGTAGCGCGTGCTCGTTCTCAGATCAGCTCCACTGTGGTCGAGAAGGACAACATGCCGGTCATCCGCTTCCTGGAAGACATGGTGCGCTACCTGATCATGGATCCGGATACCGGCCACCCTCTCCTGTCGGGCGTGTCCGAACAGTTCACTGACCAGCTGGCTGACATCTACGGTGGCACCATCCTGGCCTGGGAACCGGACAAGACCTTCAAGAAGGTGCAGCGCGCCTGGCTCATCACCAACTTCTGGCCGCACCAGGATATCGGTGAGAACACCGGTAACCGTCAGCTTCAGACCGACGGTGAGACTCTCACCTACAACCTGAACTGGACTGGTTGGCAGAAGGTTGGTTACGCGGTCGATAAGCTCGCCCAGGGCTTCATGGACGCAGTACGCGTAACCGGTATCGATCCACAATACCAGAAGAACTTCATCGAGGCCGTCGACAGCAACGTCGCAGCGATCTCGCAGAGTGGTTACCAAGAGCAGATCACGCTGGTCAAGCGTGGCCTCGTTCAGCCGTAACCCTGGTAGGAATACGGGTGCCCTTCGGGGCACTCGCACTCCGTTGATCTATGCCTGAAACTGGGAGTAGCATAATGCCAGCACACCAGCCATTACTATTAGAGGCATTGCGAGAACTGGAAGGAGATCTGAGTCACTACAGCGTACAGCGTGGTGGCATCTTCTACAAGGACTCAGCAAATGCTCCAGAAGGCGCCGGTAAAGTTTACGACGCAATCTCTCAGCTCGGTTCGGTGATTCACTTCAGCCAGAACTGTGTCGATGGTCGCTTTGTCGAAGGAAGCGATTATCGCCTCGAAACAATTGCAATGACCGGGGAGGTCATGATCAACACCCTCGTGGGTAAGTTGGTCGTTCCGCGTGGGACGCGTCTTCATTTCATGTCGAAGCGTTAATGCGGCAAAAAAAAAGAAAGGTAAGAGACCCGGGCAAACGCCCGGGTCTCTATGCCGTCAATCGACGTAAGTAATGTCTTCGTACAACTTCTCGAGGACTTCCTTAGCGTCTTTTATCATCCGACGAGTCAGGTCTTTACCTGGCGCTGCGATGAGTAGGAAGTAGTGCACACTGTCCCGCCACTTCTCCGCAGCCTTAGGATCACGGTACATGGCGTCAGTCACGCCAAGTAGATCGTTACGTTGTTTCCCGTTCATGAACAACAGGACGAATACGTAGAACCTGGATTCGCTCTTGAACATCCACCTGGCGAGTGTGACATCCGTATAACGAGGCATTACCAGGTGACCCCGAATTCAGTCATCGCTTCACGCAGACGGCGCACGTCAGCGTTGATGAACTCGTTGCGGTCATTGGCGACCTTGACGAAGTCGTCAACATCTTTATCGCGCAACTCGGTCAGGATCGCCAGCTGTTCTTCGTCCTTCAGGTTCTTGAAGGCTGGGATCTTTTCACGCAGAGCGCTCAGACGGTTGTGGGTAATTGCCTGGGCCTGGTCGAGCAGATTGACGGTGTGTTCGTCATCGACACCTTCGATCGGTTCTTCAGGGACATGGACGTGGAAGTACGTATGGCCGGCATACGGCATACGACGATCCTTGAGCTTGTTGGTCCAGATCGGGGAGCCCCAGATCACCACATCGAATTCATTCTCGACGCTGTTGTAGCGCGTACCGCTGGTCGACTGACGCATCAGGTTGGGGAAGTACTTGTTGTAGATGTCGTGCTGCTTGAGGTGGATCCAGTCCCAAGGATTGATGTTCTCCAAGGGATTCTCCAGCATGGCCTTGTCCTCAGCATCGAGGACGATCACGTACGTGGTGGCGCGCTGGAAGGCGGTGCTGGCACGTTTGTATTCGTGGCCAGGCTCTACGAACAGTGTGGCAGCAGAAATGCCCTGATCGATACCGATGCGTTTCAGGGTGTCTTCGTCATATACGACGAC